TATGACCTTTTGTACATCCCTTGGGCACGTGCTGTCTTCCGCAAACCAGTCATAATACCATTTATAATCATTCGGGATGATCACTCCCCTAATGTCGATTCTTGCCATCCTTTCCCTCCCTTCCGGCTGTCAAAAGCCCTTTTATGATATCTGCAGTTACATGACAGTTTTCTGCATTCATGTTTTTAAGAGCTGTCTCAACGAGATTTACTACCTGGGTGTCCAATCGTCTGATAGGCTCGTCACCGCCTACAAGCGGAGCCATATTCATGGTCTCTCTCCACTCATTTGGTGTCATAGCTCCACGGTCTACCATTGCCTGAAAAGCCAGCTTTGTAGTTAGGCTGGCGCACTGTAAGTTATTGGCCTCAAATACGATCTTATTCCCGAATCCTCTCTCCTTGCGTGTAAACAGCCCTACTGTATAGGTTCCATGCATTTGGACCACTACCGGCTCTATCTCTGCCTCATAATAAGCCGTCCATTCATCCTCAGTGTAATTCGACTGGACGATCTTTTTGTTCGTGTTAAAGAAGGACTGTATCCGCTCGATTGTTTTATCCGTCTGTGCTGCATTCGGTACATAATCCTTTGGTTCTATCCTTATCGCTTCCGCCTTAGCGTCAACACCGGCGGCTCCAAACGTCTCACTTTCAATTGCAAGATAATCTTCCACAAAAGATTTCACATTCTTCTTAACATCCTCCGGACGCATGGAGCTGTTAAATTTCAGCAGCCACCGGATGATACCACTGTTTTTGATTGCTTTTATGATACCCTGGTCAATCGTCCCAATGACATCCATCATCTGCGAGATTGCTTTTGCCGGGCTTTCCCCGAACACATCATCTGTGTTAAAGTCCTGTCGCAGATGTATGATATCTTCATACGCAAATGTCCCGGACTTTCCGTTCCGGTATTGGAACTTCAAGTACAAGTGTCCTCCAGCATCATATATCGCCTCCGCATATACGCAGGGAACAGGATATAGCTGTACCGGCAGACCATTCTCATCCCTTACGATCAGGATGAAAGCATTGTTGTTCAGGCAGAGCTGGTTTGCTGCTTTCTCCTGTAGCATCTGTCCGGTCATGTAAGGGTTTGGCTCTTCCAGAAGGAACCGAATCCGCGCGTCCGGGTTCACTTTTAGTCCCCCTGCTGGGTCATCCCTGATATGCTTTCCCACCAGTTTACCGATGGCCTTTACTTTCGGCCGGATGCAGGCCCTAACGATATCGCTCTCATACAGTTTTCCATTCCAGGCATAATACCGTTCCTGCCAGGTGGTCAGCATCTGGAGGCCTTCCTTTGCTGTGGGTTCCCGGTTCCTGGTCTGTTTTTTACCAAATAATTTCATAGGTTATCTCCTTTCTTGCGCCGGCGCAATTCCGGCCATAAAAATAACGCCTGGTAAAGGCGTCATATCAAACTCATATAATCGTTCATGTTGTTCTGCAACACCACATAGGCATCCAATAAAGTCGCTGTTCCATCAATCCTTCTCCGGGGGTTGCTGGTCTTGATCGGCTGAATGTTATCATTCTTATCTACATCCACTGCAGTATTGCAGAGACACCACCTGTCCACCGGATTGTTGTTATAGATAATCAGGTTGTTTTCCAGATCGGCTCCCAGATTTTTCATTGGTTGTGATAATGTTTTTTTGCCCTGAATTACCGGCACCATACTGGATTTGCCAAAATAGTCCTGCATATCCTCTACAAAATAGGTCGCCGACCAGGAATCATACCCGATCAGATATAAGTAGATGTCATATTCCTCCTGTATTTCCACAAACCATGCTTTTACATCCCGGTATGATATTTTATTTCCCGGACACGTCCTCACGTATCCCCTTTCTATCCACATATCATACGGAACCTTATCTTCTGTTACCCTCCTTTCCACCAGATCCTCCGGTATCCAATACATAGACATTACATAGATATGCTCGTCTTCCGGCACCTTAAACAACACTTTTGCCGCTGTCAGGTCTGTAGTTGCTGACAAGTCCGCGCCGCCAATGCCATATCTTGGCTTCAGTTCCCTGATATCAAATACAGCCGTATTATTGGCCTGTTCAAATGTCAGCCAGGCTTCAGATGATGTCTCACGGATATTAAACTCTTTACAGAGCAGGTTCTTCACCAGCAGCGGATTCTTCTTTGCCTTCTCTACTTTGTCTTTCAGGGTATTCCGGTTCTTAATGGTTCCAAGGCCCGGATTGGCTTTTTCCCAGCAGGTCTCGTCCGTCCACTCCTTCCGGTTGTCCAGTTCATAGATAAAAGCAATAAAGTGTTCGTCTTTGTAGCCGTCAGGGTCCTCATATCCATTGATGACCATTTCAGCCTCTTCATATTTCTGATCATAGATGTCTTCCCGGATGGTCCCTGCAGTAGAAGTGATATATACCAGGGGCTGCTCTCTGGCGGATACGCCATCAGCCATGATATCATAAAGGGCTTTTCCCTGTTTCCACTGGTGTATCTCATCCATGAGCACGCAGTGAATGTTAAGGCCATCCAATGTATCACTATCTGATGCGAGAGGTTTGAACACTCCGTCATTGAAATCCGTGTCCAGCTCCGCAACCAGGGAGCGTACCCGCTTTGATAATGATGGTGACTTTCTGACCATCCTTTTTGATTCCAGCCAGATAATTTTACTCTGGTCTTTTTTAGTAGCAACCGCATAGACTTCCGGTCCCATCTCTCCATCCGCCGTCAGCATGTATAATCCCACGACCGAAGCCAGCAGGGATTTACCATTTTTCTTTCCCACGATCAGGAGCGATTCCCGGTATTTCCGGTTCCCCTCAATATCGACAAAGCCAAATACAGTTGCCAGGTGTGCTTTCTCCCATAGCTCCAATTCTACAGGTTTACCGCCAAATTTACCTTTTGAGTGACGGCAGTAATTCTCTGCAAATTCAAGTATGTGATTGGCCCGGTTTGAACTGTAGAAGTATTCCCCTGGGCTTTCAATGTCCTTTACAACTTTTTTATAGGTCCTGAATACTTTATCCGACACACGGATCTCTTTATTCTGTATCTTTTCCCAATATTCCAGAATGGGATTATAAGCTAAAGGGTACTTAATCATCCCGGCCATTTACAAAATCCTCAAATCCATCTCCAGTCCCAGTCGGTGACCGCGCTGGCGGTTTCGGCAGTAACTCTGTAAGCTGTTTGATGGTCCCCATATAATTTTTGATCATTGTGTTGTAAATCTCGACCTCAGAACATTTTTTTACCCCTTTTTGATTAGCTCCATTCTGGTATTCTTCTGTATAGCCTTTCTCATTTATGATCTTGCGCAGCTCGTAAAGGGACGCACTCATAAATGCTGCTTCATCCATCAATGAATCTACAGCTTTTCTTGTTTTTCCATCCATCTCTCCGCAGATGCATGATAGTTTCTTTTTTTCAGCCGTTATGATCTCTTCTTTTGTCATCTCTGCATATGTCTTTCTTCGTCCCACTTACTCACCTCATTTCTGTTTATACCACACCCCCCTCTCACATAATCCTGCGTATTACATGGAGGTAGACGTCTGGTTTTCCGTGATCAAAAATATGACCTCAATCAGGGGGGAGTCTGGGTATCACATCTCCATCCGGGCTGAAATCATACTGCGTCAATCCTGCCGCCGGTCCGTCCTTCATGTTCTCCTTCTGGTGGCACACGTGGCAGTCATATTTTAAATTTGAAAAACCCAGAGCAATGTCTGGGTCGTTGATGTTATCTGGATTCAATTCCACTTTATGGTGAACTATGTAGCCTGGGCTGTCATGGCATGTCTCACATAATCCTCCATCAACAGACTTACGATACTTGATGTATGCAGCTCTGCACTTCTTCCATCGTTTACTGTTGTAGAATGCTTTGGCGAACTCTCTTGCCATTTACCGCATCACTCCTTCTATCTCATACGCGGAGTCAATGATTTTAACTTTACACCCTATCCTCTTAGATAAAACCTCCTGCTGCTCCTCAATATATTTTCTTGCCATTCGCCTATCTGCTCTGAGGATAAGCACGTCTTCCTTTTTGATAACAACTGCATTACTACATCTGCTTTCCGCATTCCTTGGCTTCTCTATAAGTTTCCTCGCTATACATAGGTTTGAGCACTTGCTGCACGTTTCCTTACTGCGCTCATGCAATATCCCTGATCTACTTTCCATAGACTTTTCTCCTTTCTACGCAAAAACACCCAGCCAGCATCCTCGCTAACCAGGTGTTCTTTGTTTTTTATATACTTCTATTCTTCGAGTATACCTGTCAATACATAAAATGTCAAGTATGTTTTAGAACAAATATAATGACTAGAATACATTGGAAAAATGTACCTTTAGAATCCGCTGACACATTTTTTCTGATATCCCAATAGCCGCTGCCACGTCATAAGTCATCA